CAGATTCTTTAATGAATCGTGCTTTGAGTCCTTCTAGCTGACTACGAGCTTCACGTACTAAACGAACTTTTGTTTCTACAACATCACGTTTGTCTTTAGCGAATTCTGTAATTTCTCTAGCTAGAGCCTGCACCACAAAGTTTTCAAGTTTATTGACACCTTCGGCGTGCATCTTACGGTCTTTGCGCAGTTCAGAAATTTCTTCAGAAAGTTTTGTAACCATAAAGCTGTTAAACTTTGTGGCTGATTCTTTCATCTTGTGTTGAAACTTCACGCGGTCTTCGGCCAAATTACGCTTTTCAGCAGCAATACCAACCAATTCTCCTGCGAGACCTTCTGTTACCATCTTATCTAGGGCTTCTACCATCACTGACTTGTCGTGCTCATAGCGTTGTGCAAACTCCTCACGAAGTTCAGCACGAACCAATTCACGAGCTTCTGTCAGTTTAGATTCCCAAGCTTCGTTGAGTTCCTTACTGACATCTTCGTTGATTAATCCGCTATCTAGCAATGGTTTAATAGCATCAAACATGCCTCATTCTCCTTAGATTTTAAGTTCTCGGATAAGGCGTTTAACCTCACCTGCGAGATACTTTTTCACTTTGTCGTCCTGACCAGACTCTCTAGCCATCTCTAAGATCTTATGACCGTTTCTCATGTTCATGAGACCTTCATAGATTGCTGTAGGATACGCATTAGGAGCACTGGGTTGGGCAACCACATCTATAGTGACGATTTCAAAGTCACTTACATGTCCGGTTCTGTCATCAACATTACCTGATCCACGACTGCTAACACCCAGCTTCACGCCAGATGTCAACAGAGTCTTTATCAATTCACCCATTGGGGTTGGCAGAATCTTCAACTTGCCGCAACCAGCATGTCCGTCCATCCACATGCCTTCAACTGTGTGGCACACACGATCCAAGTTAATCTTGAGATCGTCTGGATGGTCCACTTCGCCTAAAACGGAGTTACCGTCACGGATCTGTTCGTTGATGGTTTCAACTGCCTTGATAATTTCATGTCTAGGATAGATACGCTCATTTGCATTCTTCTTGTCGCCTTCAATGCAAATGCCTTTGAGATAGAGATGCTTTTTGCCGCCAACATCAGCTTCTTCCAAAACTTGGATATTGGCTTGGCTAAAAGTGAGATCTTCTCTTAGGTATCTAGATGACATCTAATTAACCCTTACGACCGCTTGGTAGTGGGCTCTTTGTGTTCACGCCTGATGCTTGGCCTAAATGTGGCTTGGTAGCAGGTTTGAGATCTTGTGTTGACTGAGCAGGTGTGTTACCCACTTTGCCAATCAAATCTTTTGTGTTGTTACTGTAAGCAGCGGTGTCATGATGTCCACCTTCGTTTGCACCAGTGTGTACTGGCTTGCTGGCCATACCAGCTGCGCCTGAGTTGAATGCTACAGGACCTGCTTTGCCGTTGCCTTGTTCAGCAGTAACTGGCTTTGGAGCAGCTTTTAAACTGATGGCTTCCATCATGCCTGGTTCCATTTCGCCAGTGTCGTCCATTTCAATAGCATCACCGCCTTCTTCGGACCCAAACCCGTCGCCGTTGCCCATGTCCATTTCATCACCGCCCATGGCAGCTTCAAACTCGGCCATCAACTGGTCCAGTTTGTCTTCTAAATTCATGATGTCGTCTTTGGTAGCAGTTTCGTCACCGCCGTCCATGTCGCTGCTGCCCATGCCCATATCCATGTCGTCGCCTGCTTCTTCAGCATCGTCGTCCATTTCAGCGTTATCTTCGCCTTCCATGCTCATGTTTTCTTCAGTTTCGACGTTGTCAATCAGGTCATCAGCAGCGTCTCCGCCCATCATACCTTCATCAAGGTCGTCTTCTTCAGCTTCGTCAAGCTCTTCTTCGGTAGCTTCGTCTAATTCTTCTTCAGCTTCTTCAGCCATTAAATTTTCATAGATAGCACGGCTTTTTTCCACAACAATGTCGTGGAAAAGTTCGCGGGCCTTTTGTTCTTCGTCATTGATGACGTATTCAATCAATTGTTCAAAACGGTTCATATTGGGTAAACTCCTATAGGTAAAGTGTGCTGTTATTTAATATAACAGTCAAAAACTATAGTGTTTAACCCTCAAAACGGCTGTTTTTTCTCGCCGTCTGATTAGGCTAAGGGTTGTGCTGGGGGTTGATACTGTTTACGTATCAATTTGAGTTTGTCTTTGAATTCTACTGAACGGATGTCGTTCATTTTGCGCAGTTTGTTTAACTGGCGCAAGGTCAAGCGAGTCTTACGCAAGTCGTTGAGTTGCAATTGACTGTTGTCTTGACTCAAGTCCTGATAGGCTTGAGGCTGTTGATTGTAGATTTCTGTCAGTAGCATGTTGTTATTTATAACGTTCCAGGTGCGCCCGGTCCGGCTGCCGGAGGTGCTGCTCCAGGACCTGTCATGCCTTCTGCACCTGGTTGATTCATAGCAGCCATTTCTTCACCAGTAGCAATATCAGCTTCCATACCACTTGGTGTTACACCCACAGCCCGCAAGTCGCTACCGGCCACAGCAGGTGCATCAACGTCATCATGTTCTTCACGCCACATTTCTTCGTTCTGTTGAATTTCATCTTCAGTTAGACCCAAGAAACGCTCTAGCATAAAACGCTTACTCATATAAGGCAACTGCTCTAATGCTGTAAATGACGTTATTCTGGTGTTATCTAGTTCTGACTGTCGATAACTTGCAAAGTTTTGTGGTGCATTAAATTTAATGTTGAACAGGCTAGAGTCAATATTAAACCCGCGCCACTTCAAGAACATCTTGAATTCGTCATCTAATTTCTGCACAATTAAGGCTTGCAAACGCTCGCAATACTGGTTGAATCTGTACTCTTGGATAAGGGCTGTGCCTACTTTTCCGTCACTTGTCACGCGGTCTGAGTCGTCTGGTCCGGTAGGCAAATAGCTTGATGGCACACGCAAACCACGAGCCATTTTGTTGTTGAAATACTTTAAATCGTCAATTTCACCCAAGTTCTGGCCGCCTGGTAGTGTTTCAACTGATGAGCCACGTCCGTCTTGCCCTTGGGGAAAGAAGTAATCTTCGTTGATAGATAGCGGGTTGTAACTTGAATCCATCATGTTGTTTCCGCCACCAGTAACAGTGGGAATTCTGCGTTGGTGCATTTCGTTCTTCACACGCTCCACAAACTGCATGGCCAAGTGTGACGGCATGTTGCCCACGTCAATCTTGAAGATTCTACGTTCTGGAGCACGTTGCACACGATAGATCAAAACAGCATCTTCCAGCAATTGCTTTTGTTTGAACACCATGTAGATGTTTTCTAAGATGCTTTTGCCAAATGGCCAAAATGTGTCCAAGCCTTCATTCAGACTCATATGCACCACATGCTTGGCATCCAAACAAACTTCGTTCATGGCTGTCATAAAGCGGCTGTTGCCCACACCACCACCTGTGCCGCCATTGGGCATGGTATAGTTAGAGCTGCCAGAAATTGATCCTGTTACAGGATTGGTCATGTAGTCTGTGGTAGTCTTTGCAGCCACAGTCATGTTCTGGAAGTTGGGATTGATGTCACGAATCACATACTGTTCGGGACGCTTGCCTTCTGATTCGTTCACAATCACCCGGGCAACTTTACTCATGTCCACCCACATCATTTCAAATGTTTCTGGATCACGCACAAACACTTGATCACCATACTTGATGGTGTTACGAAACAGTTTAAATATGCGCTGGTCTAACTTGTTCAGTTTCACCCATTGTTTCATCTGCTTGCGGATGATTTCAATTTCGTGATCAGTGGGTTTGTCTTGATAGTCAATTTCAAACGGCGTGCCGTTCTGTTCGTTTAGCTGTGTGGAGAACTCTGCAATAATGTCCAAGCAGGCGTTGATTTCTGAGTCCATGTCCATGTTCTCATACTGGTTGTAACGTTCAATTCTGTTGGGATGACCCGAGTAAACTTCAGGCAGTCTACTGGCATAGTTGCGGAATGCAAACTCATTGGTGTTGCCCATACCGCCATCGTTCTTGCCGTATCCAGGAAAACCAAACTGGTTGGTGCCTGAAATTGGACTCATTACTCCAGAAGTGTCTGCTACTTTAAAATATTTTCGCCAGCCGGGTTTGTTTTGTTCTGCCATGGTTGTTTATTTACCGTTAGCTTTGAGCAACACGCAACATCTTACTTTGAATATCGTTGCTGTTGTTTTGTGCTCTTAGCATTGATTCAAATAGTTCCCTATTGGTTTCTGCTTGTGCTTTTAGGTCGTCGCTCAGTTGTTTAAATGCTGTTACCATTGCGTCTGTATTTGATCCAGCTGACCCCTGAGATTTAATTTTTTCTGCTTCTTCCTTGTAGCCTGCACTGTTATTTGTTTTTGCAATTCCTTCTTTAATTTGATCCATGAAAGACTGATATTTGCTTATACCTTCCATAAAATCTTTGGGCATAGCCACTGGTACAGCACCCTTGTTAAGTGGGATCACTGCTTCGTCGCCGTGCAGTGTGGCTGAGTAACCAGACTTTGGTCCACTAAACATACCACCATCGGCTGCTGTCACAGCATTTTTTCTATCTGCATCTAATGCCGCACCTACTGCCTCTGGCGGATTGTGTGCTTTGTTGCCACCAATCCCTGCATAATATGATTGCCCACGTGCTGTTGCTTTTCCTGCAGGGTAAGGTACTCCAACACTAGCAAATTCTTTAGCCATATCCAATATAGCAAGATCTCTATCGTTACTCTTTCCTGCAAGATAAGCGGCTACATTTGGTCTGGATTGGTTAATTAAACCTTCATTGAATAAAATATCTTGAGTAGTTTTATCTAAAAGTGTTTTTTCAGGCTCTAATTTTAATTTGCTTACCAATCCCTCCATAGTTTTTGGTATAATTTGGTACTTTCCCACAGCAAAAATTTTATCTGGATCCCCGGATTTCAATTTACCATGCCGAAGATACTCGTCGATTGACATTTTGCTAAAATCAATAGGTTTGTCAGAACCTATCATTTTATTACCAATTGTTCCTCTATTATATGCATTGTATCCGGCTCGCCCGCTTTCATATGCGGCTATGTTTTTTGCTAGTGCCCCTGTACCTGTTGCATCGGCATATTTTTTAAATTTTGAATTGGCAACGTCTACTGGTATTGCCCCGCCACCTGAGTTTGGTGGTGTAGGTGGTGCTGCTGCTGCTGGTGCTGCTGCTGGTGCTGCTGCTGGTGCTGCTGCTGGTGCTACTGCTGGTGCTGCTGGTGCTGCTGCTTGAGCAGGTGATGGTGCCGCAGGTGCTCCTCCGCCCCCTGCTGATGCTGCAGGTGCTCCTCCACTTGCAGGTGCTGCAGGTGCTCCTCCACTTGCAGGTGCTGCAGGTGTTGTTGGTGTGCTACTTCCAGCTGTTTTTCCTTGATTGTATCCTGCTCTTTTTCCTTGATTTGCAATGTTTGCATTACCTACTGCGGCTCCTCCGCCTGTAGTAGCCATCTGTTCTGTGCCTGGTTTTCGTTCTTCTTGAAAATGTTTAGCAGTTTTTAAAAATTCTGCTCGTTCTTTATCTAATAATTCACGTTTTTCTCTAGCAGTTTTTTCAGCTAATTTTGCTGTTTCAATTTCTTCTTTATTTGTTGAGTTTTTTTGTTTTTCCATTGCCTCAACAATTTTTACATTTTCTTCCTCCATTGATTTTTTCATCCGCGCAAGTTCAACTTGTTCTTTTGCGGCGCCAGCACCTGGCAACAAACTTGTGAGAGTCTCCACAGTTTCTGCAAACCAGGCTGTGGCTTTTGTAGCCGGTTCTACACCATATCTCACAAAGTCTTGCATGTTCTGCATGGACTTTTGTTGTGTTTGAGCTAGATCAACTTGTCGTTGTTGTTCAGCACTTAGAGCTTTACCACCTTGAGTGCCCATGGCTTTGCGGTTCTTATCAAGCTCTGCTGCCTGCTTGGCAAATCCGCCACTGGCCTGTCCGGCCTTTAGTGCCATATCTCCGCCAAAATCACTAAACGTTTTGTTGTAGTTTCCTAGTTGCCCTTGAGTTTCGCCAAATGTGTCAAGAGTTCTAGCATGAGCTTGAGCAATTGAATCAGCGCCTTCTGCTGCTTTGAGTTGTCCAGCGGCCAGTGCTTGAGCAGTTCGCATGCTTTCACCTTGTGTGGCTCTCATGCTCTTTTGAGCTGCTTCAGTTCGTAAGTTGCCTGTTGCAATATCCCCAAAACCCTGTGCTGCTGATTTGCTCTTGCTTGCCAACAGTATATAGGTATCTTCTAATTCTTTAGCAGCGTCTTCTTGACCAGCATTTCTCAACTGCAATAACTTGGCACCAAATGCTTCTTGTGATCTAATTTCTTCTCTGGTGGCTTCTTGTTCTTTGCGAGTTAATCCTGTAAGCTGAGTAAGTGCATCTTGTTGTTCTAAATACTTGGCTGTGCTGGCTGCTAATTCATCAGCTGACTTTTTCTGAGTCATGCCAATGCGGCTTTGTATTCTCAAATAGCCAATGGATCCTTCGTTGATTTCATCCTGCGTCATGCCCGAATTCATCAGTGACCCTTTGAACCGTTCCATGCCCTTGCTCATCTCAGCGTATTCTCTACGTCCTTTGATTACTGAACCACTCATCATTGCAAGTTCTTTAGAACTGCCGGCTACTAATGCCACAAACTTGTCTAGATCTTGAACACCAAGACCCAGTTTTTGCATGTCGTTATAAACACCTTGCAAGCTGTCAGCACCAGCACCACCCACACGACTGAGTTTTTGGAACGAGTCAAACAGTTGATCGCTCATCTCGTTAGTAGCTTTGGTGTATTCTGCTAGACCTTTAACCGCTGCACCTACACCCACTACCAACAATCCAATTGGTCCAGATAACAATCCAAATGCTACACCTAGACTTCCAGCAGCCAACGCCAGATTACCTACTGCACTTGCACCAGCATCAATGCTTTTATTGTAGGCTTTCATGCCTTTTTCGCCGCGATACATTTCACCAGCAGCAGCAGTAAAGGCCTTGCCTATGTCTAGAGCAGCTTGTCCAGCGGCATCTAGCCCAGTTTTAAATGCTTTTGCTGATTTTACGCCTTCGATACTGGACGCATCCAAACTTGCTTGAGTGTTAGGTAACACACGGCCAAACTCTTGTAATTGTCGATTTATCTCGGCTAATAATTCAGCATGTTCTTGTTCTGTGGAGGC